ACCGCAACAACAGGGCTATCTATTACATTTAATCCAGCAGTTGACAACTATTTATTCACTAGCGTTCAATTATCAGTATCAACCGATTCAGTAGTAAGAACACAACTTATAATAACTAAATAATTATGCCTTTATACTCAATTTTAGATTCAGAAAATTACATTACTCATTGCATTATGAGTGATACTTGCCCCGAAAATGGCACACCTATACTTAACACGCAATTTGTAAAACCGCGTTTAGTTGATGGCGTATTGATTGAAACACACATTCCAACTGCTGAGGAGCTTATAGAAATTGAGTTCTTGAAGTACCAACAAAGGGAGCGCGACGGTATGGACGCCTATTTAAAGATTAGCGCAGAGTTTCGCGTGGCTAAATTAAGCGGTCAAATAAGCGAAGCCGAGCATAAAGCTATTGAAGAACTTTTGATACCTGTACGCGACGAAATTAGAGCGGGGCAGTGGATTAGCGGTTTAGTAAAATTAGAAGCGTTAGGCTCGCAAAATATAGGAGTTACTTTATACGATAGACTTCATTTACAAATATCAAATTATATCGAATTATGTTATTAATTTTAGCTTGGTTATTGTTTTTACCCTTATCAATTATCAATTACTTTTGTGTAAAAAACAAAAAAGGATATTTTAAACAAACTGCTTTAAATTTAGATAAATTTGGAAACCGAGAATTTAGGGCGTTTTTAAACCTTTATTTTATAACGACCAACGGTTACCAATTTGGTAACCCAAACGAAACAATATCGAGCGCGCTTGGTAAAAACGAGCGAGATAATACCCTAACTAAATGCGGGCGTATTTTAGTTAAAATTTTAGACATTATAGATAAAAACCATTGCAAAAAAAGCATATCTTTGTAATTATGAGCCAAGCACAACGCACCGAAATAATGAAATGGTTAACCCTTATAATAGGGTTCGCTATATTGGTACTTCAAGTTTATAAGTATTTTGAAAATACTTTAGAATTAAATATGAATGAAGTTGTATTAACTGCGGTTGCCGTTGTATTAATGCGTAACCCTTATTCACTTATTGACCTTTTAAACAAACGAAATGACAGGTAATAAGATAGAACTAATATCAATGTTAAGTGCAGCCTTTTTAAGCACATTTGTTATGGAAATGATGGAGAAAGTGATTATTACTACCGTTGCAATGGTTATAGGTACAACTATTGCTTATTATTGGAAAAAATATTTAAAATCAAATGAAGGAAACCAAGAAAAATAAACGAAATTATAACAGATGAAAGTAAATAAAGAATGCTTAGACTTAATTGCTAGCTTTGAGGGTTTATCTTTAAAGCCTTACTTATGTTCGGCTAAAAAGGCTACAATAGGCTACGGAAACACCTATTACAAAGACGGTAGAAAAGTAACTATGCTAGACAATCCAATTACTAAAGAGGAAGCTTTAGATCTACTTAAAGTAATTGCTGATAGTTTTGCAAAACAAGTTAGTAGTATGGTTACTGCTCCCTTGAATCAAAATCAGTTCAACGCCTTAGTATCTTTTACGTTTAATGTGGGTGCTAGTAATTTTAAAAATAGTACCTTGCTAAAGTTGGTAAATAAAGACCCGAATCAATTAGCAATATCGAACGAATTTTTAAAGTGGGTAAATGCTGGAGGTCAAAAAATTAAAGGTTTAGAAAATAGAAGAATTAGAGAATCTCAAATATATTTTAAAAAGTAAAAAAAATTATGGAAAAAGAATTGATTGAAAACTTATTGACTAACGCTGCTACAAAGTACAGCCAAAGTCCAGCAACTACCAACGCTGGAAGAATTTTAAGATTTATTGCAAAGATAGTCCCTGTGGGAGTTGTCGTTAAATTATTTGCACATAAGTTGAGTAAATAGTGTACCATTTAGAGCACTTATTTTAAAGCCGTTAATTAAGTTTAACGGTTTTTTTTATGTTAATTTTGAAAAAAAGTTTTTTTAATTCAAAATATAGACTTATATTTGTGCTCAGATAACAATTAAAAAAGAGAAATTATGAGCTTTAACTACGACGATTACAAAACAGGATTACACGATAGCGATAGTCCTATGAATAGAGAAACTTTTAAAGATGAGTTTATACCGCACTGGGATAACTTATCCGAAGCCTACGAATCAGGATATGAAAATGTATTTCACGAAAAACGCAACGAAATTATAGACGAACTTTGGAAAGTTCACGAAGTACTGAAAGTTACAGGTCACGGAATGAAAGGCAGAATAGAATCTATAATTGAGAAAATGATGTAAAATTAAAGTGGTCGAATTTGACCACTTTAAAAAATTACTGTTAACGGCTACGCATATAAGCAGTAGCGGATTAAAGAACGAAAATTTCAATTAACAACTAAAATAAATTAAAGATGAAAAAGTTAAAATTTACCACAATGCCCGCTATTGCTTTATATGCGATGTTAGCGGCTGGGCTATACGGATGCTCAAATACCGATAACCATAACGGAAGATATTTTTATGGTAACGATGGAAAATTGTATAAAGCCGAAGATGCTCAATGTGTAAACTGTTATCGGTTGAGAGAAGTAAAAGATTTAGATACGGCTTTCGTGAAGGTAACTAAGCCTTGCCACTAACGTATTGGGGCTTTGCGTAGTAGCCCATAGTAGAAACTTAAAATTAACCACGACACTTGATAGGGCTATTACGCAAAACCCTTGTTATGTGCCGTTAAATTTAGAACGATGTTTAATATTTCAGTAAGGCGAGCAACCGAAACAGATTACGGATTAGTTTCAAAAAATGGCAAAGTGTTAGAATTTACAACCGAAGAAGAAGCAAGACAATGGGGTAAAGATAATATAGAAGGTAAATCAATGTGGATTGTCAGTTGGTTCGTGTCAAAGGCTTAATGGCACATAACGTTATCTCGCTTTGTGATGTTACGGCACTAAGCGAAACGAGGTTTTTCGGCTACCGAAAAATATGAACGTAACAACAAAATTTAATATTAACTTAAATTGCCGTAATAGCACAAAACGAGTGTTAGCGGTTGTATTTTTAAACTCAATTTTTATGAAAACATTTTTAGCAATTTATGGATTTACGCAAACAGTAACGATTTTATGGTGGTTTTACACTATGATAATTACTAAACCAAAATACAACAACGGAAGCAATAGACTTTCAAAAAATTGGAATGAAGGCGGAAAATTTACTATAATTTCATTCAGTTTTATTTCGCTTTTACTTTCATTAGCAACACTATTGTTTTTGGCTGTATTTAATGTTTTATGCGGTCTTGTGTAATATAACCGCTAACTACCCGCTAACAGCAACTAACGTATTACAATACTATGAAAATACTAACGAAAACAAAAGTAATCCGAGTTACACCTATACAATTAGCCACACTCCAAAAAATGAAGTCTTACAATGTCGATGTTGGGCATTTCATTAGAGAAGCAATAGCCGAGAAAATCAAACGAGAGTACAAAGATTTAATGCCTAAAGAAAAAAATAATTGTCCTTTTTGAATAAAAGTATTGTTTAATCAAAATAAATTATTATATTTGTAAAAAAATAAATCAAAATGGAACAACTAACAGATTACCAAACACAGAGAATTGAAGCGTTGGAGAGAGAAAACGCTAAATTACAAAGCCAGCTAAACGAGGCAAAAGAAATTTTAACACAACTACTAAAAGATTTACAAGATGGCAACAGACTGGAGGAAGTATAGAAAAAGCACGCATTTAGCTAGTGCGGATTTGGATGCAATGGAAACGGACGGATTACCTTTAATTTTTACGATTAAAGAAGTGAAATACGAAACTGGAGTAGATGTATCAGGAACAAAACAAGACGGCATATTTTGCTACTTTATGGAAGCAGTTAAGCCGTTAAAATTGAATAGCACTAATAATAAGATATTAGCTGGTTTTGCTAAACAAGATGGTTTAATAGGTAAAGAGTGCCACGTTATAGAAAATTGGTCAGGAATGAAAATAGAATTGTTTGTTGACCGTAATGTAAAAATGATGGGCGCAATTACCGATGGGATTCGAGTTAAGGCAATACGACCTAAAGAAAAAGTAAAAAAGGAATTTACGGAAGCTAATTTTGAAGGAGCTTTAAAAGTTAAGGCGACAAGGGAACAAATAGAAAAAAATTACACAATAACAGAAGAAATATGGAAAATGTACAACGCTCAAATGAATGGCACGAACAACGTAGAGGTAAATTTACCGCCAGCGAAATAGTAAAACTTTTAGGAGTTAAAGGACTTGGAGAAACTGGAAAAAGTTACGCCTTTGATAAAGCCATCGAGCAACTATTTGGAGAAATGGAAGAAAGTTTTATCTCTTATGATATGCAAAGAGGGATTGACCTAGAACCTTTAGCCTTCGCGAAATTCAAAGAAATTAAGGAACTTGAATTTATAGAGGTTTCAAATTGTGGGTTTTTTGAGTACGAAAACGAAGCGGGTGCAAGTCCTGACGGATTAGTAGGCGAAGATGCGATTTTAGAAATTAAATGTCCACGCTCAACTACTTTCTTTAAATTAGTAGCTACAAATGAAATAGATAGTAAATATTATGCCCAGATGCAACTGCAAATGATGGCAACCAATCGAAATAAAGCGCATTTCTTTAACTATTTAGTTCACGAGGGTATGGAATATTGGCACGAAATAATAATTGAACGTGATGAGGTATTATGTGCTAAAATAGAAGAACGTATTAAGGAAGCATTAGAAATTAAAAACGAGTATATTAATAAATTAAATACAAATAAACAATGGTAGTATCAGGAAAAATTAAAGTAATTCAAGAAGTAGAAGAAAAGGGAACTTTTAAAAGTCGTAACGTAGTAGTAACAACCGAAGAACAATATCCGCAGCATATAGCAATTCAATTTGTGCAAGATAAATGTAGTATTTTAGATAGTTATGCAGTAGGTCAAAGTGTTGAGGTTTCTATTAATTTGCGAGGTCGTGAATGGATTGACCCGCAAGGAGTTGCAAAGTACTTCAACACCATTCAAGGTTGGAAAATTAATAAAGTAGGCGATGCTCCAACAGTAGAAACTGCACCAGTAGACGAAATGCCATTCTAGTAACTAACAACACCGCCTTATTAATTTAGGGCGGTTAAATTAAAAAAAAGATTATGAAAGAAATGACAAATAGAATAACAATCGAAATTGCACAAAACGGATTTTTAGTGTATATAAATAGCGACCTTACACCAGGAACAGTGAGAAAAGCTCCTTATGTTTTTGAAACAATGGAATCAATGCAAAAGTTTATAAAAGACGAATTAACAAAAGTTTATTAGTTATGAAATACTTATGTACTAAAGATTACGTAATGCTAGATACAAAAAAAATAGCATTTAAAAAAGGTAATATTTACAATTTTAATACAGATTATTGGACTGATAAAAATGAATGGGGCGGAACTCACAATATGAAAGATGAAATGGATTTTAACCAATATTTCAAGCCACTAGACACCGAAATAAACACTCCTAGCCACTACGATAATAGTAAAGGCACACTTTATAAGGTGGCACAAGAAAGAGGCTGGAATCCTTATCTTTTTGATATTGTTAAACGCCTAGAACGTGCCGAGAAAAAAGGAGAATTTGAAAGCGATTTAGATAAGTCGATTGCAGTAATACAACTTTGGAAAAATGAGCAAACTACAAAGAATTAAACGAGTACTAGAGTACTACTACAAGCGAGGGCACAACTCCGAAAGAATTAATAATTTATACCACAAAATACTGAAAGATGAACTTAAAAGAACTAGCTAATTTAGCCTTCCAGAATCTTAACGGAAGAGAAAGTGATGAAGAAATCTTTAATGCTGGAATAGATGCGGGATTTGAAGAGCTATTAAATGAGCTTGAAAAAAGAAAATCAAAAGAAATGAATTCTTTTTTTAGAGAGTTTTACACATCAACAATTAAATTAATAAAAGAAGATGCAAAAAAAAGTTAAAGATTTTATGACTATTGGGCGACAACTTATTAACGAATCACCAAGCCTAACAAAATACAATGATTATACATTACGCTATAATCTAATGAAAGAGGAGAATAAGGAGTATTTACAAGCGTGCCACG